AATACTACGTTTGAAAACTTTATTGAAAGCTTTGAAGATAGACAAACGCATTTTTTATTACCAGAAGAAGATGATCCGCCAATAGATCATATTTTTCAATATGAGCAACTTCCTCTTGCTATTAATTTTTTAGAAGATAGATTGGGATTTAATATTAATTTAGATTATTCGAATGTAAATAATTTTTCAGAAAAACCTATTATTTCAAATGAACTAATTGAAAAGTTTAAAATAACTTTTGCAGATGAATATAACTTATGGAATTCGGCGAGACGTAATGACAAACATTGAACAGACTATATTGCGAAACCTTCTGGTGGATGATAAATTTATGCGGAAGGTTTTGCCCTTTATAAAGAATGAATATTTTGAAGGCGTTTATCGCCAGCTGTTTAAGCAAGTCGGACTATACGTCCAGAAATACAATAAACTACCAACACAAGAATCTTTTAAAATTGAATTAGATGATGCTGACAATTTTAATGACGAACAATATCGACACGCTGTAGAAATACTTCCTGAGATATTTAAGACAGAAAAAATTGATGATGAATGGCTGATTGACAAGACTGAGAAGTGGTGTCAGGACAGAGCATTACATAATGCCGTAATGGAATCTATCAGTATTATAGATGGTAAACATCAAAGCCTTTCAAAGAATGCACTACCAGAGATCCTCTCTGATGCTCTGGCAGTTAACTTTGATGCAAATATCGGACATGACTATCTTGGTAACTTCAATGATCGATATGAGTTCTACCATAGAGAAGAAGAGCGCGTACAGTTTGATCTAGAGTATTTTAACAAAATTACTAAAGGCGGACTGCCAAACAAGACTTTAAATATCTGTTTAGCTGGTACTGGCGTCGGTAAGTCGTTATTCATGTGTCATCAAGCAGCAGCTTGTCTTACAGATCAAAAGAATGTGTTATACATTACAATGGAAATGGCAGAAGAACGCATTGCAGAACGTATCGATGCCAATCTTCTTAATATTCCAATCGATCAACTAGATAAACTTTCAAGAGATATGTTCTCGCAGAAAGTATCTCAACTTGCTAAACAAACAAATGGCCGATTAATTGTAAAAGAATATCCTACTGGTTCGGCACACTCTGGTCACTTTCGTGCATTACTTAATGAACTAAAACTAAAAAAGAAATTTGTGCCAGATATTATCTTTATTGATTATCTTAATATCTGTGCATCTTCGCGTATGAAAGCAATGGGAGGATCAATCAATTCCTACACATACATTAAAGCAATTGCTGAAGAACTACGTGGTCTTGCGGTCGAGTTCGACGTACCGGTCGTCTCTGCAACGCAAACGACTCGTAGCGGTTTTTCTAACTCAGATATTGGGCTTGAAGATACGTCCGAGTCTTTTGGATTACCCGCAACCGCCGACTTTATGTTTGCGCTTATATCTTCCGAAGAGCTTGAAAAAGAAGGCAAGATTATGGTCAAGCAATTAAAGAATAGATATAATGATCCAACTTACAAAAAGAAATTTGTGGTAGGTGTCGACAGATCTAAGATGAGATTATATGACGTTGATGAATCTAGTCAAACTCTTAGCGATGATACTCCGGTCTTTGACCGGGCAGAAATGAATAAACGATTTGAGGATTTTAAACTATGAGAGATGCAACCTATCAAAGCTGGGATGATAAATTTTGGCTGTTAACAAGCGATGATAAAGCAGCTTATATTATCAAAAATTTTAAACATCATTTCTACGACTCAGAAAATAACGTAAAGGTGACAGCTGGTGAAACAAACACGCATAAAGGGGCTCAAACGTATTTTCAGAAAAATGAAGCCAGAGACTTAGAAGATTTTTTAACTAGTTATGTAAACAGCAAACTTAAAGAACATAATTATCCGTTTATGTTAGATGATAATCCATTTCAAAGAGAAGCTCCAAACAGGCCAGTATTGCTAGGATCTAGATGGAAAATACAATATCAGCCTGGAGGTTGGCAAGGGGCGCATAACCATCAAACCGCTGAGGATCTAGATGTAGATGGTGAAACATATACTATGATTTCTGTTGTTACATATTTTAATAATCCAGGTTTAGCAACACAAGATGGATATCTTTATAGCATTTTCCCGGAAAAAGACGGTACTATGAAAAAAATTGAAGTAGAACCTTCAGCTGGAAAGGTACTCATAATGTCAGGTAATTTGTTTCATGGAATTTATCCTACATCAGTAGAAAGAAATATAATCGTTATGGATTTTGTAGCAAAAAGGCTAGAGCAATGAAGGTAAGATTAATTGGTTACACTCAACCACCAGAAGATATCGTCGGTCTCGACGATCTACAAGACATCGTCGCGTATTGCGCCCGTGTCTCCAACCCATCCAACCAAATCAACTCAGAGACATCGGGAAAACTCCTCGACTACCTCATCAAGCACAAACACTGGTCGCCATTCGAAATGTGCTCAGCCACGCTCGAAGTCGAAACGACGAGAGACATTGCGAGACAGTTCCTCAGACACAGGTCATTTTCCTTTCAGGAGTTTAGTCAGCGTTATGCTGATATTCGCGATCTTACTAATTCTATTGTAATTCGTAAAGCCCGTTTGCAGGATGAAAAGAACCGTCAAAACAGTAAGATCACTGATGATGTTCAACTGCATTTGGCTTGGGAAGTTCATCAGCGTGATATTTGGCAACAGGCTATGAAATCGTATAAGTGGGCCATTGATAATGGGATCGCGAAAGAACAAGCTCGAGTAATCTTGCCAGAAGGTAATACTCCGAGTCGGCTATATGTAAATGGTACGCTTCGTAGCTGGATTCATTATATCGAACTTCGCACGGCAAATGGAACACAGCTTGAACATATGGAGTTGGCAAAAGAAATTGCTAAAGTAATTACAAAAATATTTCCATTTTATGCAAATTAACTGTGTACATTGCTTTTAAAACATGTTAAGGTATACTCATATATAAAAAAAATGAGGCAGTACCATGAAAAAGTTAATCGCATCAGCAATGATTAACACCATAGTTGCAACAAGCGTTATGGCTATTGGAGTAGACGCAGCAGAAAAGGTAGAACAGGAAAAACAATTAGAATGCTTAGCTCTTAATGTTTATTACGAGACACATGCTCGTAGCTTAGCCGATGCAATGGCAGTTACTGATGTTGTTTTAAATCGTGTAGAAACCACGCGCTATCCAAACACACCATGCGAGGTAGTTCATCAAGGATATAAAAAGGGTAATCGCTATTGCCAATTTAGCTGGTATTGTGATGGTAAATCAGATACTCCACACGATGATGAAGAATGGGAAAAATCACGTAAGTTTGCTCGGGACATGTATATTCATGGAGAATTTCGTGGAATCACTGAAGGTGCAACACATTATCATGCCACTTATGCTAAACCATTCTGGTCAAAGAAACTTAACCGTATTGCTCGTATCGGAGCACATATCTTCTATTGGGAAAAATAAATGAAGGATTCAATCATGACAACAGACAACTTAACTATAACTCTAGGCGATACTACATTTGATTTCCCAGAACTTGATCTAATCGACTATAAATTTGGCGAAGATGGATATATACAAGAACTAAGGGAATATATTGACTCAACGTATAAAGGTCACTATGCTACAAATAAGTTTCAATCAACTGAGGTTATTATTGCTAGAGGTCACGGAACTGGCTTCTGTATGGGTAATGTTGACAAGTATGCAAATCGTTATGGCAAAAAAGGTACTAGAGAGGATGCGCGTAAGGATCTTCTAAAAGTCATTCATTACGCGCTATTACAATTACATGTACACGATAGTCAAGAGGAAGAATAAATACACAGCTTATGGCGAAGACGGAAGAGTGATAATAATATCACACAGCCCACGTATAGTTAGAGATTACGCCGAATACGTCATAAATAATCTTGTAAACGTTGAAGCAACGTAGACACATACTGGACCCGGGGGCGGTACCCGGCGACTCCACCATAGATACACTAGCGTCTTTTGAGAGTAATAGGTCTCTGGGACAGTCTTAGGATCCTCCCTTTGTTCTCGCTA